GATTTGGAGGAATCGGTGACACAACAGGGTACGCAAGTCCGGTTATGACAGGGCTTATGAATATGCCTGCCGATCTTGCTGGTCGTGATCGCACTGCTGCTGCAATGTTGCCATTGGGTGCTACCCAAAGTATGCTCAAACAAGGATTCAAAGGTGGTTCAGCAGATACTATAAGGGCTTTAACGCAAGGGTTGGGGGCTTCTGCCTTTGAAGAGGGCAGTGAACAAGCGTATTACACTCCGGCTATGCATGGGGCATTGACAGGAAACCCAATGGATGCATTAAAACGGCAGGAAACTAATACGTTTATGGGTGACGTTAGTGCTGAAGACCCCGACTATGAAGATAAATTCATGGAAAAAGGGGTAGAGTACAACCTGCAACGCCGAGATATTACGGACAGATATAACAATTTGTTGAAAAAATAGCCTCCGAAGCAGGGGGGGAGTAGGTATTATTTAGGAAGTCACGGTACTTAGGGAGAAATTACATGAGTGATGAAGAAGTAGTAGAAGATTCTGGTGCAGAAGAAACACAACTAGAGGCTCCAGAAGCCGCTGGTGCTGCCGAAGGTGTGGAATCATCCGAAGCAACCGAGGCTCCAGTAGAAGTTTGGAGTCATTTCAGGAACATGGAGCAGTTCCAAGGTCAAGAAGACGCAGCAATTGCTCAGTCTTTATACGAAGCAATGCAGCGTGAGCAGCATGCAACGCAGGCATTACAGCAATATCAGTCAACAATCCCTATTGTTCAGGAGTACTTGAGCAACAGGAACACATACGAAGAGTGGAAAACAGGGCAGAACCAGCCGCAACAGCAGGTTCCCCAGCAAGCACCACAGCCAGAAGAAAAGAACTGGTGGAGTCCTCCTACTGTTAAGGATGCACATCGTCGATGGCTAACCAGAGATGAGAATGGTAGAGAGGTAATTGACAATAACGCACCTTTAGATGCACGTGCATCGCTTGAAGATTACATGACTTACCGTGCAGATTTTGCACAAAAGTTTCTAGATAATCCTGAACAAGCGTTGGGTGGAATGGTTGAAAAGATCGCCACTCAAAAAGCCGAGGTCATGATTGACCAGCGTATGGGACGCATGAAGGATGAAACTTATGTAAGTAGTTTAGAGAACGATAATAAAGATTGGCTGTATGACCAACAAGGAAATGTATCTCCAGAGGGTCTTGCAGTCCAGAAATATATTAGTGATGCAAAAAGCGCAGGTATCAACGGAGCGCAAGCCCGATGGGATTATGCAACTAAGATGGTTGAACGTGACTTGTTGTTGCGATCAATGCAGTCGATGCAGCAACCCCAAAGGCAAGCAGTCCAGCAACAACCTGTGCAGCAGGCAGCACCGCAACAACCAAGTGTTGAACAGCAGAATATGAATTACTTGAGAAATCAAGCGATGAAAACTGCAAGCCAACGCTCGGCTGTTACGACAAACGCAAGAGTGCCAGAAAAAGCAATGACGTTCCATGAGCGTCTTTTGTCTGCCGCTCAAGAACAAGGAATGTACTAATAACCTAGAGGAATAACTAATATGGCTAGTCCAACCGACTGGAGCAGAGTTATTGCGACTACGATTGTACAGCATCTCCGTGAGGAGGAGTTGACAACCTTTCGCAAATTTAAAGTCTTTGCAATGTTGGAGAGTTCCGGCAATGTTTTGATGAATCAATCAGGCCGAGGTTTTGATTGGAATGTTCGATACCGTAATGCCCCAGTAAGTGGCAATACAGGTGACACTCCAAGAACCTTCAGCCGTGTCAATATGTGGAAGAAAGCAGAGTTGCCTTGGCGTGGCTTTACGACAACTGACGCGATCTATCGTCGTGAAATGCTTGAAAACAGGGGCCAACAGGCTCTTGTCGATGTAGCATCAAAAATGGCAGAGCGACTTCAGGAGTCACTCGAACAGCACCTTTCGTACCAGCCTTACCGTGATGGTAATGCAAGTGGTCACGAAAATGATTTCCACGGAATGGAATCGTTCCTTGGTTACAACGGCACTGTAGATGAGTCAGCAGCAGGCGTTGCTGATGATGATGCTGCTGGTGGTGCTGCTGACCGATTCGGATACCCAGATGATAACTACGCTGGTCTTTCGACCAAACTTGGTTACTACGGTGGTGGACGAATTGGTTCAACAACAGGTGTTTGGCCTGATGTTCCAGTTGATCCAGAACTAGATTTTTATAGTCCTTTGATTATCAACTACAATGCTAACTCCTTCCACGGAGCGAGCGGTGGTTCGACTTGGAAAGACAATTGCGTCTTTGCAGTTCGAGAAGGTATTCATGGTTGCAAACGCAACGACACCAAGGAAGCACAGATCGACATGGTTGTTCTTGACCGTGGCCTCTATGTCACCTTGTTAAATACCTACAAGGATCAAGAGCGAATTGTTGTAGAACGTGAGAACGGACTACGCGCTCTAGGATTTTCCGATGTGGTAAGTCTCGATGGTGTTGAACTAACGAGCGAGTACGCTGTGCCTAACGGTCAAGGGTACGGAATTTCAATCGGAAACATGGAACTTCGTTGCCTTGAGAACCAACTCATGGTTGCCGAGGGGCCATTTTTCTCGGAAGAAACGCAGTCGTATCGGTACGCCTGTAGCACACTTGGCAACTTCCGTTTCAAGTCGCCTCGTAATTTCTTTAAACTCGCTCCTGTAACCTGATAAGGATTTATAAATGTCAAGTATTTTTAGTGATCCGTTCTGGCGCAGAGGGTCTACCCTTCTTAACGCAGAACCAATTGATCTAGACGGTGCTGGCAATCCAATTGCTGGTACAGAAGTTGTAGGTCAGGTCAAGGCATTTCAAGATGTACGCCCAACAGGTGACGGCATGCGGTTCAGCAATAAGTTAGTTTATTGCATCGCTGTTCGTTACACTGGTGCTACAGTTGCAAAAGCCGACGTACCTACGACCGTTGCTGGCGCACGCTATGTACTTAGTGGTGACCAGAAATCAATCGCTGCTAAACGAACGAAGGCTAATGCTGATGCAGCAGTTCCTTCTGGCGTTGTAGATGAGTACCTCACTGGGGAACTCAGAGCCAACGACATTGTTTGGCTTGTAGTCAAAGGCCCAGCGGAAGTTAAAACCAATGGCAGTAGTTCTATTGCTGCTGGCGATAACGTCGTTGAAGGCTCTGTTGCTGGAGAAACAGTCAAGACAGGCACAGCAGGTGCTTCCGCGACTGTTGACGGTACTGCCCTTGCAGCATCCGCTTCCGCAGCAGTAGTCGGTCGAGTCAACCTTCACTGTAACTTCATCTAATGGATGTTTACTTTAGGTAAAAATGCGAAACAGCCCGTGGGTAACCCTGCGGGCTGTTAGCATATATGCGTTATGAAAACAAAGACTTGTGCTATCTGCGGGGAAGACTTGCCGGTAGACAAAAAAAACTTCAGATATCGTGTTCAAAACGGCAAGGGCTATTACACTGCCGAGTGCCTAGAGTGCATCGCAGAAGCGAAGAAAATCTCTAAGGCAAAGAAAGAATCACGACGACAAGAGGCACTTGTTGAAATAGAAAAAGCAGGCGTTGATGTCTTTCTCGCTAGTGCTAATAAAGGTGGAGCCAATGTTCCGCACACTGCGGAAGTTGTCGAGCGAGTCATGTCATACTTTGGAGGAGTCGGTGGGTTTAGCAGTGTGCTGGTAAAGCAATACTGGGATAGCGACCCCGGGGGTAGCCAAAGAAATAAACTGCTAGAAACGATCACTCGCCTTATCTCCAAGAATGTAGAATCAGGTGGTGCTAAGAAACCATTAGCATTGTGGAGTGAAGACGAATTAGAAGAAGAATTGAACCGGCGACTGCACGAAGCGGTAGCAGAATTTAATGGGGTAGTAATCAATGCCACGTCAGAAGAAGCACCAAAAAGTCTCGGTCGATCCGATAGCGGAGAACCTGCCAAACAAAATAACCCAGTACCAAAAAGACTCGCTGAAGGAAATCCAGAACGAGTTGAGGGACAGGAGGCTGGAGGGTCTGAGGCTGTACAGGCCGAACATGAATCAAGAGAGGATACATCGGACGACGGCTAGTGAGGTTCTTGTCATTGGTGGTAATAGGAGTGGCAAAAGCCTAAGTACTTTTGTCGAAGATGCTCGTGCTGCAACAGGTCAAGACCCATTCAAAAAGTATCCTGAAAAAGATGGTGTGCTTGTTATCATCGGCAAGGATTGGAAACATATTGGATTAGTCGTAGTACCTTATTTGTTTAAAGAAGGTGCGTTCAGGATTATAAAAGATTCTGAAACAGGCGAGTGGAGATCATACAACCCAGCAATAGACATTGATCGCAGAGGTGAGACGCACCCTGCTCCCCCCCTCATTCCATCTCGTTTGATCAAAAGCACGTCTTGGGTGTTGAAGAGTGCAAACTATATGCAGCGTTGTGTCTTGATGAACGGGTGGGAAATAAACTTCTTCTCGTCAGAAGGTGATCCCCCGCAAGGATTTTCCTGCGACCGTTGCCATATCGACGAAGATATCAACAACGAGAGTTGGGTTCCTGAGATGCAAGCACGGCTTGTAGACAGGAAGGGTGTGCTGTGTTGGTCTGCTATGCCGCACTCCACTAACAACGCACTGTTGGGTCTGAAGGAACGTGCTGACGCTGGAGAGGAGGTGCTTGGTGAGAAGGCCGACATACAACAGTTCAAGTTGAGATTCCTTGACAATCCTTATCTAGACGACGATGAGAAAAGAAAGTCACTTGAAAGATGGGCTGCTAGTGGCGAAGACGTATTAAGGATGAGAGCCGAAGGAGATTTCATAACAGACTCCATCCTTGTGTATCCAACCTTTGACATGAGGATACATGGCATGGAAAGGAGCGAGTTGCCTAAAGGACAGATACCATACGATTGGTGTCGATACGCAGTCATTGATCCCGGTCATGCTGTAACTGCTATCTTATTTTGTGCTGTACCTCCTACAGAAGACTTCTGGTTGTGTTACGATCAGTTGTATCTCAGGCAGTGCAATGCAACTATTTTTGGTGAAAGATTTGCTGAACGTGTTAAAGACTGGAATTTCCATGCTTTCATTATTGATGCCCACGGTGGAAGGTTGCGTGATATTGGCTCTGGTCGTTTACCTGTTGAGCAGTACACGGAACAACTAATAAAGCATGATGTCCGGTCAGAAGTCACAGGGTCATCGTTTATAGCAGGGTGTGATGACATACTTGCAAGAGGCGAGGCTACGAGGAATGCATTACATATACGCCCACAAGGCACTCCAAAATTGCGTGTACTTCGTCATTCATGCCCAGATTTAGAACGAGAACTAAAGCGTTATAGGAAAATGGTCAACAATGTAGCGGGTGTTTCTATTGTTACTGACAAGCCGAACACACGTGGGGAGTGTCATATATCCCAGTGTTTAGAGTATTTATGTGCATTTCGTCCTGCTTATCATGTCCCCCCAAAAAGAAACGGCGAGAAGGAGCCGTGGTGGGTAAAATGGCAGGCTGAAAGAAGGAAGAGACGGGGAGACAATTCCCCGGGTTATGTATTTTTAGGCCCGTCATCAGGAGATAAGAATGAGCGATAAAGAGTGGAACATGCCAATACCTAATATAGGAGACGTTGTTTTGTTCTCCAAAGACCTTACCGGGTTTAGCGACCCAGTAGTAGGGTTTGTTGCTAAAGAACCGGGGAGTAGCACCATAAGCATTTTAGTATTTACTCAAAGTGGTTACTCAATGGTGCATAACAGTTGTCATCACAAGGATGATCCAGCACTTAATGGCGATCATGGATGGGATGAATTAGGGGTGTGGGACTTTGCATCAATTACTAAACAACTACATCAATTAAAGGACGCAGGTGCTAACTGTGGCTCAAGAAAGTCTACCAAGTAACAATCCTTTGCGGCAGTGCGTAAGCATCTGGGTGAAGAAACTTAAAGCAGCAGAGAAATACAAAAAGCCTTTCACTGAAGATGCAAAAGAGGCTGGTCAATTCTTTGATGGCGATCACAATTGGATGTGGAAAGATTCTTACGCTAGAGGTGAGCGTGGGTACAACAGTAATGTTGCCCCACCTTCCTTCAGAATGCAACTGAATAAAGTATTTGAGTTGGTCGAGATTTTTGCCAGCGTCATCTACCACAGAAATCCTGTGCGTACTGTATCCGTAATGGAGCCACCGGAGGTTCCTCTGTATCAAATGGGTTTAGATGAACCCACTGGGCCAGAAGGCATGCCCAGCGAAGAACAGATGATGATTATTCAAACAGTGAAGGAGGAGGAGACACAAAGGCAGGAGCGTAAGTCTACTGCAAAAATCCTTGAGTCATATCTTAACTTCACCCCGGTAGAACTTGATCTTAAAAGGCATGCACGAAAAGTTGTCAACGAGGCAATGATTAAGGGGGCTGGTGTATTTTGGACAGAGTTAGTTTCAATTGACACTTCCGCAGACATGCAGACTCCACCAATGAAAATGGTTGGTAGTTTTTATGACACGGTAGACAATCTTCTTATCGACCCAGATTATGACAATGAGGATGACTCGTTATGGTGTGCAAGGAAATGCACCCGTCCAATCCAAGAGGTAGCCGCAACATACGGGGTTCCTGAGTCTGAGTTGCGAAAGCATCTTGATGGCAGCGAGTCTGTGCTGAAGAAAGAACCAAGGGGAAGGCGAAAGGATAGCACAAACCAGTTAGTCACATTCTTTAAGGTTTGGTCAAAAACTGGCATGGGGGATCGGTTCAAGGATTTTGATAAAGAGAACAAGGGCGTGTTCGATAGCCTTGGTAAGTATTGCTATTTAGTAATATGTGAAGGCGTAGACTTTCCTCTAAATCTCCCACCTTCAATAATGGAGGAAGAGGTTGAACCGCAAAGCGGATTGCCACCAAGTATAAATACGCGAGTAGCGTGGCCTATTCCTTTCTATGCTGATCCAAATGGTTGGCCTTTTACCATGCTGGCTTTTCACAGGAAACCCGGGTATGCGTGGCCCATTAGTCACATCAAGCCAGCAATCGGAGAACTAAGGTTGCTTAACTGGTGTTTCTCATTTCTTGCTACAAGAATTGCAACATCATGCGAGACTGTGGTGGCGATTCAAAAAGCAGCAGATCAAACAATTAAAGATCAGTTGCTCGCCCCTTCAGAAGGAGGTTTTAAATGCATTGAAATTTCTGAGTTGCTGGGACGAAGCATTAATGATGTTGTGTCTGTTATGCAGATGCCGCAGGTAACCAAAGACCTGTGGGACATTATTAGTGCCATCATGGATCAGTTTGCTCAGAGGACGGGGTTGTCGGAACTGGCTTATGGTTACACGAGATCAATGTTCCGAAGTGCAGCAGAAGCACAGATTAAAAACGAAAACATTTCTATTCGACCTGACAATATGGCGAATGAACTAGAGGACACGATGTCTCAACTGGCAAGGCGTGAAGCACTTGCCGCTAGATGGTTGTTAGAACCTGCCGATGTAAAACCAATACTTGGCAATCTAGGCACAAGTGCTTGGGTTCAAATGATTTCTAGAAGAGACATTGTTAGTTTGACGAGAGAGTTTTTGTTTAGAGTGGAGGCAGGTAGTAGCCGAAAGCCCAACAAGGCTACACGTGTCGAGCAGATGCAGATGTCAGTGCAGACTCTTGGGCCAATCCTTTCACAAATGGCTGGAGCAGGATTGGTCAATCCGTTTAATGCACTTATGAAAGACTGGGCAACTAGTCTTGATATTGATGCTGCTCCGTATCTATTACCTCCACCCGCCCCCCCTGCTGCGCCACCCGGATTACCCTCCCCCTCTGGGCAGGATGCGCAGGGTGAGGGCGGCTCACCACCACCACAACCTCCCGCTGAATTACAACCAGACGGATAAATGCCGCAATGGAAACGGCCTAACTACAAGGAGAAACAATCACACAATCTGTGGACAAGGTACAGGATAACTGTCGAAGAATACGAAAGACTAGTTAGGGGAAGCAAGGGTCTTTGCGAAGTATGTAAAACCAAAAAGGCCAGAGTAATAGATCATTGTCATGTTACAGGTGAAATCAGAGGGTACGTGTGTCATGCGTGCAACAGGGGATTAGGTTTACTAGGGGATACGGAGAAATCAGTTGAAAAAGCATACGAATACATCAAAAGAGAACGCACTCATGGAATACCCATACGACGTAGAGTCAGCGGGGGAACACGCAAAAAAACATTACAGGAAGATGATCGAAGACGGTCAGACCCCAAGGTTCGCAGAAATGTGCGCAACACAAATCGCACCCGCAACAAGCGGAACCGATAGAGCGTTGATGCAAGGTCGTCTTAATAACGAGCAGTTTGACAAGATGCCTAAAGACCAAGCACAGAAGATGATAAAGGCATGCAAGGAGGCTGGCATTAATCCTAACGGAAAATGGTATTCGTCCGGTCTTGCAGACAAACGTGGAGTCCATGATCCTGAAGCGTGGGTCGATAGTCAGGCAGACGTTATGCGTGTTGCAGCCAAACGGAACTTGACTGTCAAGGGTGCAGTAAACGTACAAGGCAGAAAGATGCCACGTCCTAAGTCTCCTGTACTTAGCGACAGATTAACTAAGGAAATGATGAACGTCGAGAAACCTAACCACCCGACCATGAAACAAGGTGAACTCAAAGAGATGGTGCAAGAGAAATACGGTCGCAAAAGGCGTAACTAATGCAAACAGCACAAGACATTGTAGCCTATCTTCTCGCAACCAATGGTGGTGGGGCGCAAGACGGTGAGAATACGGCTATTCGTCATGCAGTTATTCATGGCGTAAGAGAGGTAATGCAGTCAAAACACTGGCGTTACCACTTTGGCACAGGTCGATTCGAGACGGGTATCGTAGAAACAGTAGGCTCGACAACTAAAGGCAGTGCAAGAATAAATGTTGCCAGTGTCTCAGGGTTTGTAGCAGGACGAATTGTAGACGTTCCAAATTTCTCTAGTCCTGTGCGTATTACTTCTGTTGGCAGTAACTTTATTAAGGTAGACAGACTTGCGACCTCGACTTCCTCAAGTGTTAAGGTTAGACCACAGCAGTACTACGACCTGCCTTTTGATCTAAGAGATATAGACACTCTATCAACTAGAACTGTTGGTACTTTGCACACTCGCATATCTCCTATGGAGTGGCAGAGGCTTGAGGTTAATCACCGTGGGTCTGGAGAACCTTATTACTACACAGTAATGAGATCAGACGTAAACCCTGATAGATACCAAGTGCGTTTCGTTGGCACACCAACTAACGCTGTGATGGTAAGTTTTACCTACCGACGCACACCAAAACCAATCAAGTATCTTGGTTACGAAAAGATATGTCGCCAAGGCACAGTAGAAGTAAAGTCTGTAAGTGGGGCAATGTCAGCGGTTGGCAACGGGACAGACTTCCCGCAGGATTGTGCTACTTGTTACATGAGGTTTGGAAGCCCCGGCATGGAAGCAGATGCTCATGGATCGACAAGTCCATTCATTATGGAACGTCGTATAGAGTCATGGGTTTCCGCAACAAACGTAAGTCTTAGTTCGACTTCTGTATACCAGCGTCCGGGTACTGATGGAGTGCCTATCGAGGCTACTGATTTTGATGCAGGAGTTGTTGACCTTGATCCTCCTCCAGTTGAAGCGATAGATGGCAATACTACTGCCACGTATGTAACTAATGACTATGACTTAATCGACACTCCGCTACCGGCACTAACTAGATACGCAATCACAGACGTTATTGATGCTAGTCCACAAATGTATACCGCTATCCTTTCGGCAGCAGAAATGTGGTACTCGCGTGTTGCAGGAAGAGATTACGGAACGGCAATGCAGGTGTACAACCGTGATCTGCGTATAGCAATGGAAAACGACACGATTACTCCTAAGAGTGGTCATGGTTCTTACGGGCAATCGTACCCAACAAGCACTAGCATGGGTTGGCAAAACAACCTTGAGGGCGACATTGGATGAAAATTAGAGAGTGGCTAGGCTACAACGAAGACGCATCAAGATATCTTCTGCGTCCCGGTGAACTACAGATACTAAACAACCTTCAGTCCCGCAGACCGGGAATGCTGACTGGGAGAAAAGGTATCACCAAGTTTCATGGGAGATACGATGAAGAACGAATTGTTGGTGCTTTTAGAAACGCAAATCTTTTAGGCAGTTCCTCTGACATTATTCTTTTCCAAAGAGGTATTGCAGAGCGAGAGTTGTCAAATGTAGAGAATGCTGAAGGCGTGTACCCGTTTAAATTCGTATGGCAGTTAAGAAGGATTCTAGAAAACCAAGACCGGATTTTAGAAATTCTAGAAATTTCTCCAAATGCAAGTGCTATAGAAAACTTCTGTGTTGCCGAAGATCGGCACGGCAGGCTGTACATTACCTATGGTCATGGAGTGACACCAAGAATCTACGACCCAAAAGTGTTGAGCAATCCACTGCTGGAAGTTGGATTGACTCCTCCTCTTATAACTCCTTCTGTCTCGCCAACTGGCGATGGATTCTTTATAGAAAATGTTAAAGTTGATTTTTCTGGCGGGTCGTATAACGAAGCACCAACACTTACTGTATCAGGAGGAACGCCTACTCGTCCTGCGAAGGTCAAAGCAATCATGGAAAATGGCATGGTTGTTGGTGCAGATATTATTGATGGAGGTTCTAATTATTCTAAGCCTCCAAAGATAACCACCGAGCCGGGGAACATGGGCGGTGGCTTTAGGGCAAGGGCAAACAAGAACGCCGCATCTACTCAGATACTTGGGTTTAGTGACAACGATCCAGCAGCGATACTTGGAGCCGCTCCTACCTCAACCGAAACATACGGAACAAACGAAGGTACTGAAGATCAGTACATTATGTATAAAGGAGAGCAGTCTTCTGCCGAAACACAGGTTATTGATCACAACAACTACCTGTCTTGGGATCGCACAACAAGCCCCACCACAATCAACGGAGGGACTATTGGAATCCAACGCACGGCTGGAATTGAGGTAGGCAATCTTGTCTCAGTCACAAGTTATAATGCTTCTACTGGCGCAATCTCCGGTAATGCTTGGCGAAATGTTACAGCAGTCGATCATGTCTTAAAGACATTCACGATGGACTGGCCCAACAGTACTAACACATTCAATCAATCGTACAACTACAACTTCCGTTTTTACACAAAAAATATATGCGTACAAGACGCTAGTGTGTTCAGTGTAAATGATATAGTTCAGTTAAGCCCAAACAGAAGTGTTCAACCTAATGTAACACCTGTCGTTGGTGCAGTACCTGCGCAAGCCCCAAACCATTCTACGCTTGGACAAGCCACAATAGATGCAATCGACACTACCAAGAATGTAATCACATTAAACATATACATTGATACTGGTTTGCTTGGTGGTGCAGATCACGACCCGGGTTTAACAACTTTTGCTCCTCCTCCAAATCTAACTTTGCAAAGGTCTTCAGGGTTAATAACCAAACAAGCCAAAGCAATATATGATTCAGACCGCAGAAGGTTCACGGCTAACGTGCCAGTGACTTGTGACAATGAGTCTGCGTCTGGTGCAACCGCACGTCTTGAGTTTAGTCCATTGCCACTAGGTCAAAAACTTGCCTTAGACGGCACGTCCACAACGGCACAGGATTTTAACTTTCAGCATTACAACAGAGTACAATTTGGGCGTGGATCGAAACCCATAGCAACTGGATCGAGAGAATACTTGTATGGAGAGTACTGGCAAGGCAGTGAGTACAATCGCAAAGGAACCGCAGAAAACGTCAGTTACGGTGGACTGCAAGCCAGTGGCACTCGCTTAGTCAAAGGTTTTACTGGGGCTATACAAGGTGGTCGCCAAGCAGATGTTTATTTTCCTGATTATTCAAGCATTAGTATTTACTTTAACACTGGAGTAAACGCAGCACACGGAGGGCAGTTTACGAGAGTCGATGTCCCCGTCACTATAGAAACCAATACTACGACTAACGTCACGTCTAGGTATATAGAGTTTAAGTTAAAGCCAACAGCCAAAGCAAAAAAAGCAACATCGTTCTCTGGCACTACTAAGAATACAAATCTTGTGTTGCCTGAAGAACTACCGGACACGGTTTCTCCTACGGTTAGAATTAATCTAACTGAGTGTCCTGATGTCTGGCTTGTACCAGACAGTCAGTGTCGCCCAACGCACGTCAAAGAAAACTCCCAAAACAGACTTCCTTGGTTTAGTCTTGGCTCAAACATGGAACGTCCTGTCGTAGACATTCCACGAAATACAGATGGAAACATAGATGTTAATTCTGTAACCATTACAGATGGCGGGTCAGGGTGGGAAAAGAACACAAGGTTTATGTTTAGGCTGTATCAGGCAAATGCATATTACCAACGCAATGATTTTAATACTGCAAGTAGTCCAACGTATGTAAAAGGTTTTCACCCGCCAACCAACCAGTTTGTTCAGTTTACTTTTCTTACATCTACACCAGATAACAATACTCCTCATGGGCCTCCACACACTCTGATAGAGCCTGCTTTAATTGGCAATCCCGGTTCTGGTTACAGATCGTCGGATTCAGGTACAGTCAGCCTAATGAAGAGAACGATTGAAACGGCAACAACTACCGCAATAGCCGGTCAAGAATGTACGTTTGAGGCTCGTGTTATTGCTACTTTGACAGGATCGTCAACAGGTTCTATTTCAAATGTAAACATTATCAGTGGTGGTAATAATTATTTTGTTGCACCAGCAATATTAACTCGTGGTGGCAAAGGTGGGTATGGACTAAAAGTTATTCCGCAATTGTCTGATACTGGTCGAATCAATAATGTCGAAATAGTAGATGCTGGATTAGGTTACTTATCCGACCCGGAACTTTACACGGAGTCTAGACCAGCAATGTTGTCGCCCAAGATGCGACCGGCAATGCGAGGTAGATATAGATGTGCTTTTAGGTTTGTAGATAGACGGCAAACAGACCTTGGCACTGTAGAGGTTCGAGCATCAGATCAAGGATTGGCTAAGGCTCCTACAACATTAGACCTTTTGCCTGCCTCAACAGTAGTAGAGCCGGGGTTTATTTTAGAATCCGACAATTTGCCACACAACGCAAGAGTTGTAAGTGTTCATGGAGATGGGCAGATTGAGATAAACCAAGATCATGGATTGTACCGACTTGCTCACTTTGCAGTGTTTGGAAGAGTTTATGAAACAGAAGTAGTAACTGACATAAATACGGGTCAGCCAGTTACCCAGAACAAACTAGACGCTAGCGGCAGTCCTATACTCCTGTATGCCACCTTTACCTTGTATGCCAATTCAGAAGGCGTTAAGACAGGACAACAAATAATCCTGCCCGGTGAAGTAGTCGGCCCAACTGTTCACTCTATTGCAAGTACGGTAGTTCGATTGAGTGCAGACCTCCCAAGTTTCACCGAAGGTTCGTCGGTCACAATTCGGATTGAGGACGTTTTGACCGTCACAATTCGTGACATGACTAAACCAATAACCTACAGCGACTTGTCTCCAATTGTAGATGTCGATGCAGGGCCAAACGAAGACCGAACTCATTCTTCCGAAATGAAGTGGAATCTTACTGGGGTAAATCCACCAGAGCGGTCAGACAAGGTAGAACTGTGGAGAACTTCAGCAGATCAATCATTGGTTTTCTACAGAGTCGAGTCGTATGGAAAGCCTAGTCTCGACGGTGTAGAGATAGTCGGCAGAGACACACTGACAGACGAAGAGTTGTTTGATCCAGACAGACCGCATTACGCAGCATTGCCTGTTGTTCTTCCTAACGGTGCAGTAAATGCATATAGGTTTGGAACTCCAAGAGCGGACTTGGCAGTAGCAGTGTCTTTTCAAGACAGACTTTGGATGGGAGTCTCGACTTCAGGTGAAGACCTAAACACGTTGTACTACAGTGAGTTTGACGAATTTGAATCTTTGCCTGATGTAAACGAAATTCCTATTCAGAACAATCAAAAAAGCACTGACGTTCTTGTAGGTCTTGTTCCTTTTGGTTCGATGCTGCTTGCGATGCAGCACACGCATACTTATGCCTTAACATATAACTCTGACCCCGGTCTTGATGCTTCAATCCAATTGCTTACGCACAGAGGCGTGTTGCATCAGAGATGCTGGGACATACACGAGAATGTTTTGTATGCCGCAGACGAATCAGGCATCTACGCTATGGCTAGGAATGGCGAGGTCTCTGACGTTAGCCTTCCCGTGAGAGACTTGTTCGTAAGCGAAGTAATTGATTTTAGTAAGAGAAGCACATTCTTTTTACAGACTGACCCACGAACTCACATACTTCGATTCTTCTGCACGTTTAAGTCTCAGCAGTCAGAAACACCACCACAGGCTCTGTGCTTCGATATACAAGCCAGAACTTGGTGGACTGAATCTTACCCAACAAGTATGACTGCTGCTGTTACGGGGCGACCTAGCACTCAGGCTGTTAATACTATTATCTTTGGTTCTGACGATGGGAACCTTTATCATATAAAAGACAATAGAGATCACAGTACTCAGTCTATAACAGACACGCTTGTAAGTAATGGAGGGCGAGGATACAGAGAAGCACCTGAAATTACAATTCCAAATGTAGTTGGTGCAAAAGTGCAAGGCGTAGTTAGTGAAGGACAACTTGTTGATGTAGTAATCCAAGACTCTGGTTGGTATGCAAAACAAGGAATCAACTTGTTGACTGAAGACGGTTTTGCTATCGCTGATCATGCTACCCAAAACGTGCAGGGTGCAGAGTACGCTTCTATCAATATTGATGTAGGCCCACCAATTGCTGGAGGCATACAGGCGGTTGCTGAAGCAAACTTCTCGGTAAACCCAGAAGTCAAAAGATTCGGCACTGCATCACAAGGTGAAAGTTTTATTCGTCTAGAGCCTCCTAGAGTTGGCTATCCAGAAGCATCTGCTGCTGTTGGAATAATGACAGAAGATGGATCGGACTTTATAACCGAAGATAATAACTCTGGAGTTCATGGGCCTAACTACTTGTTGTCCTGTCAGCCACAGCACATAAAGATAGGTATGGAAGTTATTGGCAACTTTGTACCGAACAATTCCTTTGTCTCAAGGATTGACAGGTTAGATGTTTATATCGAGCATCCAGATGGAACGGCTGCTGTATTGCTAGGTGGTGAGGTGAGAACTAATCAGTCAGGCACAGACACAACATTTTTAGAACTTGGTGGATCAAGAATCTTTGTTCGATTTATAAACCCTTGCCATACACACATTCCGTTCCGGGCAGTCAGTGGATTCTCTCAACAGGTAAACGGAGACATAGATAAGAGGGCAGGGGGTGAGATCGAGAAATCCGTGACCGTTGTATACGATCCCACTAAGGGAGACAAGGAAATAGAACTGATTGAAAGGTTTAACGGTCAAGAAGAAATGAGAGCCAATGGGATGCGTAGGGAAAGGGGAGGCCCGGGTACTTTTGTACACAGGCAAGACAGTGCATCCACTGTGCTTAATACAAATAAATCTGCTAGCAGCCTAGGTTTTGCAACTGGAGTAGCACAGGCTAAGTTTGCTAGCAGGGCTACTGCTGACCTAACAGGGGCAGATCAGTACGTTCAATGGGAGTTATACGGTAGGCCGGATAGAGCCGACCAGATACAAAGAACCAATTTCTGGGAAAGCGATGACACGGTTCGACCCCCTCTGCCTGTTACAATACATTCAGTAACTGTTGAAGGAGTTGTAGATGGCGAGTGATCTAGAAGCAAGCCTCATTGATGGCGGCATTGCAGCGTCTGCTGCGAAGATACTTTCTAATGCAATAGAAAATGCAGCAACGGGTAGAACCGCTACTAGCAGGCAGTTGGAAGACGCAACTCCAATTAAACAAATGAGAATGATTGACTCGGACACCAGAAAATACGTGCTGACCAATCTGGATCACCCTAAAGAAAACCCGTTTAAACAGCGTCTCGCTCATCCCGGCGACCCATATAAACCAGTTACAAACCAGCATCCTTACGACAACAGTCAACCAGCAAGTTCTAATCCGACATTATCCACTCCTCTGGTAAAATCCGGTAATTTTCTTGAAACTGAAAGTAAAACTACGGATCAAGTTTCTCAGGCTGAAGTAGGCTTGAGCATGGAGGAGATGGGGGGGCAGCATGCTAGACTAAATAAGTCTACCGGCAAAGTGGAAAACGTGCCGATTTCGTTGGATATACAACCAAAAGGATTAATAGAGGGTGAAGTTGTAGAAGAAGAAGGCAAGACGGTGCTTAGGCTCAGAGTAGTAAATCAGAGTCTGATTAACTTTATATAGGAATAGACATGGGAAAACCGGCATCTATGCCCCCCTTGGGGCGTGGCCCAAAGCAAGGATACGACAGTCCACGATTTCCTACCGTGGGGCAGAAAGATGTATCTGCTCCTGCGGGTGGTTACAAAAGCATAATATCTACAAAAAACCCAATTGATCCGGGTCAGATGAAACGGATTACGGATGTTAATCAAGCATTCAAAAATGTAAGAGGTAGTTCAGGGACTGCTGGAGACAAGTCTCGTGATGCTTTCGCACGTTCTGTCAGAGACACGTCATCGAATGCTATAGGTCGAGCGGGAGATAAGTTTACAACTGACTACAAGAAGCAGGCAGAAAAATCCAGAGCGGAAGACTTGCTTGCGCAGCGACAGAATCAGTTAGACAGATACAGGCAAGATGTGTTCAAAGACATATTTGATGTAGACACTGGGACTCGTTATGACGAAGGTGGAAAAGACCTTAGCCAGTACTTCGACACAGAAAAGAAAAACGAACAGGCGAAACGTACTGCTATGGTACTGTCGTTTATTGGGGGTTTAATCTAAATGTTTTCTGAGTCATCTCCGCAAACTAATGTGCCAACGGCATATAACACAGACAACACATTTGCCACATCATTCTCAGGGCCAATAACCCAAGATGCTAGGCAGCAAGATGTTACACGTAACGAATCAATGTCTCGTGCAGCGTTTCAGGGTGACACACGTCAGTACAACCAGCAGCAGGGAAAAGGCATTCAAGCAGGTGGTGCTGGTGCTGGATACCGTGCAGGAGTGCAGGCTGACACAGAATCTGCAAAGGCACAGGCGCAGGCTCAACAAGACATGCTCACGAAGCAGGCAGACATATCCAGTGCTGACCTCCAGTTCCAAGAGCGTTTATCTGGCGAAAGAGGGTGGGTTCAAGATTTGTTGCTAGACAGAGATGAGACAAGAAACAGAGAACGGATGGCTGCTTACAAGCGATACGCCGACGTTAATCTCGGACAGTACGAGCGTGAAATTAAAGAAGCGGTAGCAGCCGAACGAAGAAAAACAACAATCCTTGGAGGCTTACTCTAATGCGACTATCTCTAGAAAAGATTACTAAGACTGGCTTGCGTGAAATGCTTGAAGATGCATTGATGCGTGAGCGTGATCGGTCGAAACCACGTCACAAGCGTGATGGTGAGAAAAAAGGAAAAGACGAAATAGATGAGGATGCCGACGACGAAATGGAAAAGTTGGCAGACTTGCACGAAGAACACACTGGGTCTTCAAGGGACGTGGAACTGGATGACGAAGACATGTCCGACGATTCAATAGACGGGCTTAAAGAGGCTGTAAATGTAAAGCCAAAAGCAAAAGCAAAAACGAAGAAAAAGTAAATGCCGAAGAAAATTAGGTCGCTGTTAGACCTAGCAGAAAATCCTCTTAAAGACTACGGAGTGCCAACACGGTTTAGTGGTGGTGTGCGTGGTGGTATGACTGAAGCAGTTGGGAATGCTGCGTCTGATCGCATAGGACGATACAGGGATTTGTCTCGTCAGTATCAATCGGCAAAAGGCTCTAATCAAAAAGCCGAAGTGGTTGATGCCATAGCGGACGATATTGTACGTGCTGCTATTGAGTCAGACCCATCAAAGCCGGGAGCAGACGGTGCTATCCTTGCTGACTTTGCCGCAGGTTTACAGGATTTATCCCAGACCGACCCACGTCTGTTTGAAAGAGCAATGCGGAAAGCATATGCAAACGATTCAACAGGTCGAGTGGAAATGTTTGAGACTCTTAGGGAACCACTAGAAAACCCCGTATCTCCAGAGGCTCAACAAAATATTGATGCAGCCGCAAAAGAAACAGAAGATGTTTATTTCTCGCAGGATCAGGTTCCCGAGGAAGCAAGAGCGTCAACTGCTATGCGGGATATGGTTTCTGCAAAAGGAAAAAACAAGGGCAAGCCTCTTGCGGACACAACAAAGTCTTACAAGGCTTATAAAAAATCTAATGACCTTAGATTAGTAAACGAACTTGAGGCCCAGTTCAAGGCTATTAACAAGAAGCACGGAACAACAAAATTTGACGACACACCTCGCGGCAAGATGACTGACGAGCAATCAGCCAAGCAAGATAAAGAGAACGTGGCAAGACTGCCACCAGTAGTAGGATCAAAGAATCCTAACCAACAAGACCTTTATCTTCAGGGTGGCGGCACAAAAGTGGGATCAGGGTTTACTGCCCCAAACGCACAGCGTTTTGATGACACACAAATAACTGTTGACACTAAGAATGAAGCCAGTACTACCACGGAAAGCGAACGCCTCGTTGCTGATCTGTACAGGCTATCAGGTGTACCAGAATCTACTATTAGTCCAAACCAATTAGGGAACAGATTTACAACTCTTAATGAAGGAGAGATGGACGCTGCTTCTTTGCAAGGCGGGTGGGCTGCATCCGAAGAACAGTTAGCATCATTCTTAGACACCAGAGTAGCCGAGTGGCGAGGAAGATACCAAAGGGTTCGTCCAGATGGAACTGTAGAATATCCTCTGGTGGCTCCTTCATCAAAGTTTCTCTCTAACTTGATCGCAAGTATCCATCAGCCAAACGACGCTACGTTTGCTGCACGAATAGAACCGTTAATTCAAAAAATGATTGACGTATCACCAGAGTCTCCTCCCCCGGGATCGAAGGCAGAATGGTTTAGCCAGCATCCATTTTCATTAGGGGAGACGTTTAGGTCAGATACTTTAGGAATTAAGCAGTTAGGCGATCAACCTAAGATTGCCCACGAAGTCTACGACGACAGGCTATTGCCTAAGAAAGTGCAAGGCCCACAGGTCTCCGTTCAAAAGGGAGATTTCTTCGAGACTTCGGATGGAGGTGGAGCAGGGTACGATAAGGCAACACCAAGAAAGAAACTCACCGATTTAGTCGAGCCGGTTGAAGGCGAAATAGAACTCGGTAAAGGCAACGTAAACATGGACTTAGGGGCTATTCCCGGTTTAATGAACCAACTAGCCATAAGCAGACCAGTGCAGGAGTCACCACTCAAAAGGTTAATTTAATGGCAAAAGCAATACGAAAACTTGGCAAGGCCGCTCTCAAAACTGCAAAGGCTGACTTTATCAAAGGTCTTGGTGGAGACTTATCTAAATTAGATGAAATTCTTGCAGGCATGCCAGAACCTGATGCGCAGGCAATTGTTTCAAAAGTAGAGGCTTCGCCTGACAAAACTCCAAACACTATTATTGAAATTGTTGCGTCTGAACTGCACCCCGAGTCTACTCCTCAGACTGCCGCTCCTGCCAAGAAACCTCGAAAGCCACGTGGCAAGAAAAAAGCAACGCCAGTAGAAGAGACTCCTGCATCTAATGTTAATGCAGCCGAAACCGTAGACTCATCAGATATTGGTGAGTCACCGTTCGAGCAGTTTAAGAGAGAGCAGCCTGAAGCATACAATTCGATTATTGCTCAAGGGGTCATGACCGATGATGACCTCGCTGGTTTTACTATGGATCAGTTGATGACAACCGCAGAAGTTGGAGCAACTCCAAATCCTTCTAAAGCAACACCTGCGGTTGACGCAGAACTAGAAGCAGAGTTAGATGCTAACATGCCTCAGTCTGCTGGTGCTGGTATGGCACTTCCTCCCAAGAGAGACACAGATGCTGCTGGGGTAGAGAACTACTTAGATGGCATGGAAGAAGAAATGATGCCTATGGGTAACTCTCCTGTTGCGGAACAGGGTGGATTGTTTGCGGGTGCAACTCCACAAGTAATAGAGGAAGGATTGAACGCAGCAGAAAAAGCAGAGTTTAATCCCGGTTCATTTTCTGCTGACACCAATCAAATGAGTGGCATGCCCGATGATGCCTTAACACAATTGCAAGCAGTACTTAATCAACAACGTCCACAAGTGACCTCATTCCCGCAGGCAGATGGCAGTATGCCTAGAGGTGGAGACTTTGATCGTAGGTTTGATACCGAAGCCGTAACTCCACGGCAGGGTGCTTTGGCTCCAGTGCAGAAGATGCCTTTCCCAAGCAACGACGGAACGAGGCCGTCTGATGTTATTAGAATGATGCAGCAGACTGGTGGCTATGGTAGTCCAGATATGCCGCAGTCTGGCCCATCCACTCCAACCGGCGATCCTGCGGTACTGGGAATGATGGAGCAAGGAGACATGCAGCCGGGAGTTGGCGGGCTTGCTCCAGAAGCCATGCGACTAGGAGAAGAAGTCAAGGCAAATGTTGAACTTGAAAGCCAACCTACCAATTGGCCCGCCACAGAAAATATCCGACAAATGCTTGGTGGAAGCAAGGCTGGTGATTTAGTGGGTACGGTTGCTGATACGATCTACGGAAAAGATGGTAGAAACCTTGGTGGGATGTTGTCAGCCGGAGCGGGTGCTGGATTAGCATATCAAGCATACAACGCCATGACCGGCCCCGATGAGGTGCAAACTACACCCGAAATCGAAGCAGCAAAAAAAGCCGACTTTGATCGGAAAGTGCAAGCAGTACGAGAACAATTCATAAATAAGGACATGCAATGAACCAAGTAGCAAGATTTAGAAACACTCGCCCTAATCTTTCTTTAACAGCAGATGCAGCGACTACGCCACTTGTTGCAGTCGGTGCGTACAAACACTTTATCATTAGTGTTTTGACAACACCTTCTAGTGCAGCCCGCACTTTGAGATTTGCTGTGCAGTCAAACGACGGCGAAACACCACACGTATTGTATGACTCCTCCAACGCTGTTGTCGAGATGACAGTAGCACCGGGGCGGGCTTATGCATTGCCAGCAGAACTAGCGGCAGCAGCCTTTGTGAAAGTGTTTCACACAGGTGCTGGAGTAGTAACAGCAACCATCGACATCAAGAGTTAAATATGCCAACTTCCGTAAAGATCACAGACCTACCGGCTATTACTAGCATCCAGCGTGGTGACCTTATCCCGGTGGTTGATGAGTCGCAGACGCAGACAAACAAAGCAACGCTCGGTCAAGTCAAAGACATGGAGTGTGGTGCTAACACTGTAGTTAATACTTCAATTGCTGACGCTGCCGTTACTGCAAATAAAACTGGATTTTTGACTAACGACAAAATTGCAGTTGCAACATCCGCACACCCGCAACTCGGTACAGCAGGCGTAACCAACTCGACTTCAAATGCAGACGGCACATTTAATGGTCGAGAGATTCAATGTACTCCTTATATACAGGCATTGTTTGCATCTGCCAACGGCCCCGCAGCAAGAGCGTACTTAGATGCTTTGCAGTCAACAAACAATCCTACCTTTACTGGTCAGATATTTGCTGCTGACGGAACTGAATCATTGCCGTCGTATACGTTTACAAACAACCCGAATACAGGGATGTACCTAAGTCAAAACAATGTTCTCGGATTTAGTTCTGAAGATATTGAAGTTGTAGAAATTAGTCCTACTGGATTTCGTTCTCGTATCGCCACGTCTGGTGGAACTTACGTTGGAACGTATCCGCACTTTGGCGTTCGGGCATGGGTATCGTTTAGCGCAACTGTTGGTGCTGTAAGATATATTCAGAATCCTCACACGATTGCTAGTCTTGTAGGTCTTTGGCCCGGAACTATTTACAAGACCGCTGCGAACATCACAAAGATTAACGAGGCTGTTGGCAATACCAACTCCGATGAGTTTATTACTCTTACGGATCGCGGCAGTAGAGTAGGAGTATTCAACGCTCAAAGTGGATACTCTGGTCAACGAGATGACGGTCGTTATAACTACACCTCTCCGGGGGATAACTTTCATTACAATTGGAATGGAACGTCTTGGGGTACAGTCGGCCCATCAGCACCATCCAACTGGATTGGTTCTCTTGCTATTGAGACTAACGCTAGCCTAAGTGTTGAAAGCGGTGGCAATGTAGCCACTGTTACAGTCACGGGAAGTGTGTACAAAATCCAATTTATAGAGGCTATGCCTGACCTCAAGTACTGTGTTGTTGGGGCGAGCGGTATAAGTGGTCGTGTTGATATAGTAAGCCGAAATCAGAACTACGTTGAAGTACAGGTTTCGGGAACTTTAACTAGCCCAATATGCGTAGCGGTATTGCAATAGGAGCAACAATGGAAAAACAAATAATTATATACCCTTCTGAGTACGACGCTGAAAACGATCAATTGATTGAAGGATCAACGATTCATGTCATGCGCCCTACATTGGGAGGTCTAGAAGCATGCAAGAGTGTGTATGACTTTGCTGAAAAGCATGTGCCAGAGTTGCGTCCATTTATCCAAGTCTCTAACGAAGACCTACCAGAAGATGCAACTTTTGAAGCAGCATGGACTGCCGATTTTTCAGACCCAACAGGTGTAGGATTAGGCCCAGAAATGTACGCCTTACGTGCTTTAAAAGAAAAAGAAGGGTTTAGTATCGAATGACACTAATAACAATTAACGAAGAAAAGAAACTAGAAATCCAAAAAAGCGTTTGGAAGGTAGCCGCTGACAAGTGGTATGACTCCAAGTTGTCTGAAGGATTTGTTTCGCAGGGTGGGATTAAACTCGGCTTAACTCAAGGCGACGTAAGCCTGCTAACCGGAAACTTCGTGTTGGCAAAAGAAGCCGCTGCAATGGGCCTAGCCGTTCCTCCTATTGTTGACATGACAGGAACTGTTCGCTCATTGACTATGGAAGAACTAACTGGATTGATGCTGGAGTACGGTCAAGCACGAGCAATTATTTCAACAATATATGCTGACATTGCTGCGGGGAATATGCCAGAAGACGAACCAGTAGAAGACACACCAGAAGAGGAATAGCATGCCTATTGTCCAGCAGCGTAGAGGTACAGCAGCATCGTTACAAACAGTAACTCTTTCTGCTGGGCAAATCGCCTATGAAACCGATACCGGAAAAGTAAAAGTCGGTGACGGCACAACCGTGTACTCTTCACTTGAGTACATCACCGATGCGTCTAATATCGCAGACGGTTCTATAGCCACCAATCATATTGCTGATGGTGCTATCAATAACTCTAAATTAGCAAATACATCTGTGTCCCTAGAGAAGATGCAGAATGATTCCGTCACTACCAATGCGCTACAGCCTGCGTCTGTGACGCATGAAAAACTTGCGCAAAACTCTGTAGACAGAACAAACATAATAGACGGCGAGGTCATTGGTGCTAAACTAGCGAACAATGCTGTATTAACACCACAGATTTATGACGCAGCAGTAACCACAGCAAAGATTGCTGATGACGCTGTTACGTTTGCAAAGATGCAGGATGTTAATGCAAACACTTTATTAGGTGCAGTTAATGCTGGAGCGGTCACGCAGATTACCTGTGGGCAAGTCGGCAGGAATATCCTCGCAGGTAGCACTGCGGCTGATGTTCGCACCACCATTGGTGCTGTTGATCAGGGAACCGTTAATACATCTATAACGAATGCAGTGGCAGGTACGGCGAACATTGCAGACGATGCAGTCACCTATTCAAAAATGCAGGACACAACAAACGGTGGTTGTGTGCTTGGCAGAACAGGAAACTATGGGGTTTCAGCAGGCGGTGAAATACAAGAAATTGCTCTGTCTGATTATGCCCGAACTTATATCAACCAGACATCAAAGGCTGGCGTAAAGAATGTATTAGGGTTTGTTGAACAAGCCGAGATTGATACTGCTATTACGAATTTAGTAGGCACTGCACCTGTTGTTCTAGATACGTTAGGTGAAATAGCAACAGCGTTAAATAATGATCAAAATCTAGCAAGCACTCTATCTACTAGCATTGGCACAAATACAGCAAGTGCTGCCACAAATGCAGCAAATGTTGCCACTAACACTGGGAACATTAATACAAACATCGGCAACATCGCTGCCAATGCAGCCAACATTTCTACGAACATTACCGACATTGCCGCCAAGATGCCGCTTGCTGGCGGCACGTTCACAGGAAGCACTCTGCACAGTGGCCCTGCCATCGACGGTGCAAGTGCTATCGGTAACAGAATCATAGGAGGCGGGTCAAAAACAATTTACGACGACCCGTCTGGTGTAAACCGTGCAAAAATACGAGAAGTAGAAAGAGCAAGTAATTTTTCAGTACGGGTAGGCTCGGTGTCAAACACTGATCCCACTAACAGCCGAGTTAATTACCTTAGTCCCCATGACGACGTACACTACAACTGGAACGGCAGTGCTTGGGTCACAGTTCCTGCATACGCAGGGAATTGGATTGGTCATTACGACGTAGACCCACTTATCCGATGGACTTCTGTATCTTCTAATGAAACAGGAGAGGAAACAGAGTTCGGCAAAATACAGTTGTACGACGGTGGCACTTCCATTGCGGGCATGGGCGTTTCCCCAAGTAACTTTAACATTGGTACTAAAGGTGGAATCAATTTCTCCATATACACCAATGGTGCTTTACGCACTAGATACAGCAGCAACGGAAATGTAGACCATTCAGCAGGCACACATACTTTTGCTGGTGATGTTACCTCAAGCACCACCGTATCTGCCGTATCGTTTTTGGCAGGGAACGGATCATCGACCGCAGCAAGTTATGGCTTCACGGGTGATACAAACACAGGCATGTTTTGGAACGGATCGACCGGCCTAAATCTTGTGTGGAATGGCTCAGGGATTCAGGTCGCTTCTGCACACATCAATGCAGAAAAAAGAATCCTTGTTCCTACTGGAACACAGGCAGCCCCATCAATCGCACAGGCCGGAAACGATGACACTGGAATTAGTTTTGGTTCCGTAGGTGCAAACCAGATCAACCTGAACGTGGCTGGTGGTGCAAAGGTTTCCATTAACCCAACAGCAACCTATCTTGCTGGGCTTGTTCAGTTCAATGGGACGATCACGGACGGCACAACTACAAAAACCGCAGCAGAACTCATGGCGGCAATATCACCAGCGGGTGGGTCAGTCCAAGTTAATGGGTATGGAACAGCAATAGACCCAGCGTTTGAGATAGAACACACCGTTGACGGCACAGGTTTTTACTCGCCGTCCAGCACGGTCAATGGTGGTAACAGTGCTGGCTATGGCTTCGCAATTTCTGCGGCACACAATCACGTTGCAGAGTTTGGTTACAAGTCTCACATTGGTAACGGTAGACCAACTATATATGGAGGGGCTGCGGCAGCACTCCTTGAGTTGAACGGAAACTCACGAAGGGGTTCGTTGTTTGGCTACAACACCTATGCCACTTCTGCGTCAAACGCAAACGCAGCCATTGGTGGTGAGTTCCTTTGCATAGCGCAAGGCGGCACATCAGCAAATAGCCCCAAAGGGTTCAAGGCAAAACTCCAGTCGCAATCTGCTAATGGAAGCAGTGCTGTTGGTGGTCACTTTGAATTATCTCTGGAATCAGTAACCGGATCGTGGGGCAATGCCTACGGTGTGCATTGTGAGTTAGGCATAGCAAGCAGTTGCACAGGCACACTCACAGGGACAGCAGCAGCACTTTTCATTGACGCAGTTGGCAAGACTTCTAACGCGACGTACACCCAAACGGATGGTGTAGATCGGGTATACGCCATCTTCCAGACCGGCAACTCCGACAACAACAGATTTGACGGTACTTCGTGGTTCAGGAACAACGTACACATCGTAGACAATGGTGACCTAGATATATCTACTGGCGTAGGCCAGATAATACTATCCAACGGAAGTGCGAATGATCCAGCCATTTGCTTTGGTGCAGACACAAACACGGGTATTAAACGAAACACAAACGGTAACTTGGATTTTGTTACCAATGCAACCAACAGATTAAGCATCACTACAGCAGGTGACATACACACGTCGTCTGCTGGCACTGTCTTTCTTAACAACCATGTAACAATCGGCAACACGCTGACTGTAACAAACGGTATGAACGTCAGCGAACTAGCACAATCTGGTGCTTCCACTGGTCAGACCATTCAGTGGGATGGTTCAGCGTGGGTTCCTGCCACCGTCAGTGGCGGTGGTGGTGGTGCAACCACAGTAGGTGGCTTGTCTGATGTGACAGTAAGTAGTGTTGCGGACAACAACTTGTTGAGATACGACTCAGCAAACTCCAGATGGGAAAACTATAGCCCTGATGGATTCTCTTCTGCTTCGGGTGGTAACACAGCAATCAATCTGGCAGATGGAAACAAGATACACAAATGGACTTGTGCTTCTTCTGGAGTACAGGCGGTAATACTACTGAACGTACCAAGTGGTTCTGGAGTTTCTTGTTCTTTTACCTTAGTAATAGAGTATCCCGGCAGCGGAACAACAACTGCCATTGTCCAGTGGCCTTCTTCATTTAAATGGCCCGGAGGTGTTGCCCCAACACTCACAAACACTGGCGGCAAGCAGGACACGTTTACATTCTTGTCGCTCGACAATGGTGGTTCGTGGCTTGCTCATGTCGGTGGTCAAAACTTCTAGGAGGCGACATGCAGGGTATACAAGCAGGTCTGATGGCAGCAGAGGGCGAGCGTAAAAGGCGTGATCAATTCGCAGATCGCAACCCCGGCTTAATTACAAGGCCCGGAATGGGTCGCACAAGACCTGCCTCAACTTTTACTGTGACTGTGTACACACGGAAGCAGTCTAAGTACCAAGGCTTCAGCATGATGCCCTCGGATTATCGGGCCACGTCACATGAGCCGGGTGCTAACTTAACCGCAACAGTCACGAATTATGGCGAGGCCGGAAAACTTGTCGTACCTGCCGGAACGATGATTGATTGTATTGAGATAAAAGTTAAAGCAGGAATGCCTATACATCCAGACTTCATTCGTGCTACGGGCGATGAGAAAGATATGAGGCGGCATAAGAGTTTAAATTACTACAAAAGAGGTAGCCGTTCATATCACACAGAAATGGCTAGGTGGTACTACCCTACTACAACTGACGCTGCGGACATTACTAATGCAACAAGTGGCAATCGGTTTTCTAACAGTTGGACTTTAACTAAAAGGTGGGGAGGTCAGTATGCGATTACTCAGCCCGTGTGTACTTTGGTTAAAGGAAGCAGTGTATTTGACGGGCAGACGTACAGGATATGGGATGCGTACAGGGGTTTGACGGGCTGGTATAACCAAGGTGCGAACGACTTTTATTACAGCGGAAGAGTTGGAAATCGCTCGCAGTTGTGGTACTGGGCAGATGATCAATACGAAACTGATTTCCTAAGACAACGCACCCTTGCAGCAGATGTACGAGGTTCGCTATACACCCAGTCTTATTGGTATCAGTACTTCCACCCAAGGATGGTAGGCAATCACTTCTTAACTACCGCATATAACTCTGGATTACCACGAATAGTGAACTTTGATTTAAGCCCAATAGAAGCGGGCAAGCGTTTTGTCATTCAGCAGGAGTTTGAATAATGCCAACATATATTGCACAGGCTGGTAGCCCTCCAGTCGTACTTGATGAGTTACGAAACATTGCAACTCAATACTCGTTCCCTCCAGAGGAACTCACCTCACTGTCGGACGTAGCCTCAATCCTTACTGCTGTTAGTTACGCCGAGTGTACTATCACAAATGCTGAATCAGACATAACGCCTGCGTTCAACCAAAGAGTTCAACTTGGGAATGCCGCCAGTGTGGGCGGTAGCCTGCAAGCCTCTTACGCTGCTGTTAGTCTCACGGGAGACCTCAGCACCTCTGCATTGCAAAGACACAAGGATGACAAGAAAAGCGAAATTGAAGCAGACACATCGGCTAGGCAGCAAGACGCAACTAACTTCCCAAAGAGTAGCGGTGGGGCTAACGTCAGCCTGAAGTATGACGACGAAACTCGGGGTTACCTAGCACAGGTATTGCAGGTAGCACAGAACGCCAACACTGGTGCGACTATCAAGGACGCTGCTGGCACAAGCGTCACTCTTTCATTAGCAGAACTCAAGTATGTCTGTGCTGGATTAATTAGCACCAACCAAACTCTTGTGGAAGCAAGGAATAAAGCAGCAATCGACATTGACGTTGCCACCACCAACACGGCTGTGACTAGCGTCAAAACTACGTTCACAACTTCGTACCCTCCACCAAGCGGATCATGAGAAAGTTTAACCGACTATTCGGTATCGGGCCTTCTAAGAGCGGTACGCATTCTCTTAACGATGCATTGCACAGGGTCGGTCTAGACTCAACCCATCTTGGTTCGGACGGTCACTACAAACGTGACATACATAAACAAGACGATTGGTTTTCTAGGCACATGCACATAAACCATACAGAGGGCAGAGACATTCTTGATGGAGTGCCGCACCAGTGCGTATCAGATTGGCCTGTCAGCCAGTACTTTAAAGAACTCGACGAACAGAATCCAGACAGTCTATTCATTCTGACGTACAGAAACCCTGACGACATCGCGCAGAGTTGGTGCAGGATGTGTATGAAAATGGGCTTCGCAAACAACAACCCGGACTATCTAAAAAAACTTTGGCAAGTCAGGCAGCACTATGACGCTGTGTTTAAATATTTCCGTGACAGAGCAAATGATATTCTCATGCTGGACACAGTTCACGGAGCAAAGACAAACATGTCTAAGTTGTGTGAGTTCCTGCGTATAGACACGCCTGAAGATACTACGTGGCCCCACTCATTCAATCATCAGGATTGGTACGCACCATGATAGCATCAGTAATACTCGCATCGTTCTCTCCCGTTGACGCAGAGTTACCTAAGCAACACTTTCAGTCCACAATGGAGTACCTGCTTGGTCAAGGTCTAGACCTAGAAGTATGCGTAGCACAGGTTGTACGCAAGGGTAAGGAGCCAGTGCCAACACACGGTGCTGCTACCTCTCTTGTATTCGAGAGCGAAGACAAAGTGTTCTTCAAGGAAAACCTTTGGAACCTAGCAGCAGCACACGCGATCACAGACAAATTTATTTTCATTGACGCTGATCTGTATTACAAAGATAAAGATTGGCTCGATCAGTTATCTGCCGCTCTTGACGAATACGATGTAATACAGCCATTCGACATTGCTAACTGGGATATGAAGAACGGCGAAGTCAATCCGACAGTAAGAAAGCCCTCGTGGTTTAATGCTATCCTAAACGGTGGCGCACCACTAACCGAAACGTATCACCCCGGATTCGGATTTGCTATGACCCGCAAGCACTACGATGCAATCGGAGGATTCTACGAACACGGATGTATGGGCGAGGGTGACCACATGTTTTGCGTTGCACACACTCCACAGAAGCAAGTTGAATACGTCTTACAGTTTAGCCTCAATGCTTTGAATGATCCTGATTCTGGTATTCACCCAGACATACGCTCACACTGGAAGAATTTAGCACACCACTTCCTGTCACAAGACTACATCGACTACAAGGCCAACATACAGTCAATGGACTTCAAGGCGGGAGTGCCAAGGAATCTCAATATATTCCACAGATGGCACGGACTCCCAGCAAAAAGACAG